GGAGTAGCCATCAAGTTAAAGTAGTTATCTTCATCACGAATGTCTGTGTTAGTATCAATTGCTGAACGCAATGCTTGAACAACCATAGCACGTTGTGCCGCACGTCCCATATAAGGAGCACCACTTGCAGTATTACCACTTACTGTTACCCAAGATGCTGTCTCGGTTGGGTAGCTACCTTCATCAGGGAAGTTAGCTGGAGTAAGGTAGTTACTACGATACTGTTTAACATTATAACCTGAACGGCGTGTGTTGAATAACAACATACCTTGTGGATATAGTGTTGGATTAGGAGCATCTAAATCTAAATAATCACTTGTTAACAAACTAACGATTGTTGGAATCGGATCATCAGTAATACTTGTAGTACCATTTGTTGCCCAACGTGCGTCTTGGAATAGAACACCCGTTGAACCTGTTTGGTCAGTATTATTAATCAATACCCATGTATTTTCACCGTTGACTGCTTGCCAACGACTGATTACTGGATATAATTCTAAATTACTTGTATCAATCCACAAGTCACCATATGCTAATGCAGTACCATCACTTTGTGTTGTAGGTGCAGTAGCACTAATGATAGGGCCATTTACATCAGTTGTATTTGTTCCGGTTGAAGCAGGTGCACCAGTCGTATCGTATGCTGTATTTCTATAACCAATCCAAGCACCGCCTTTTTGAACCATAATATCAACTTGGTCAACAACAGACCAGAACCAGTTAGTATTATTAGCAGGTTCAGTTACTGGAGCACCTTCGTTTGCAGTATAAGTAAATTCAACCCAGTTACTTAACTGAGTTCTATATTCTGCAACAGGGGCACCTGATATATACGTTACTGCTGTTACTGCACCTGTTGAAACGGCCGTAACTTCAACAACTAAATCGTTAGCGGGTGTTGCACCACCAAATACTGTACCAGCAATTGTAATTGTATCACCTATTGCATATCCACTTCCTCCGGCAGTTACACCGTCACCGTTTAAAAGATATGTTCCGTATATTGACTGTGCTTGAAATGTTGCGGCAGAACCACTTCCACTAGTAGAAGTTTGTGCTATACCAGTAGAACTTACAAATACACTTGGACCATACTTAACACCAGTTGTTGTTCCTATAATAAAACCAGCTTCTGTGATTAAACCATTACTTGTACCAGTAGATACAAATGATGAATCTACGTAATCAGTCATAATAATTTCACCACCTTCAGTATGTGTTAACTGAATAGAACCTTCTGTTGTTACTGTTGCTGTTGTGTATGGAATACCAGCGGCATACCAAGCTGTTACAAAATCCGTAGCGTCACTATTGTCGGCTAAAGTAAAATTGTATGCTGAACTCAATGTTGTGCTGCCGGGAACACTTACATAAACATCCATATAATACGGGCCTGCTGTAAAATCAGGGGCTGTATTACTACCTGTTATGACAGTAGGACCAGTTGCAATTCTCTCCCAGAAGTACACCGGTGCCTGAGGGAAAGCACTATTGAAATTATATTGACCATATATACTTCCTGCAGGAATAGCTTGTCCACCTGTTGCATCTAATACTGAAGTAACCGCCCAGTCTGATGTAGCCAATGATATATTTTTTGCAATCCATGATGCTGTTGCAGTACTGTATCTTGATATGACAGGGGCTAATCCATTGCCGGCTTCTCCTACCTTAAGCCAAACACTACCTGTTGGACGAGGCTGTGATTGACTGCTTGTCCATAATGGCATTTGAGCACTTGTGCCGTATGTCAATAATGGGGTATAATACGTTCCTGCAGTAATACCTAATGAACTAAATGATCCTGTTCCACTAATCTCTAGACTAGCGTTTGCTGAATTAGCTGATACACTTAGTCTTTGGCTAGTAAACAAACATAACTTGCCGCTTCTAACTTCTGCACTTAAGTTTGTCCAGCCTAGATTATTAATTGCAGTTGCAATAGTAGACACAGTATTACCAGATGTAATGGTAATAGTAGCAGAGAACAAACCACTCATACCAATAACAAGCGTTCCGCCTGCCGAAATTGTTGGGTTAGAAACAGTTGACGTAACTGCAGGAATATCGAGTCTCCAGGCAGTACCACCTAATACTACCCATACATTATTAGTTGTTTTATAATAATATGTTCTATCAGTACCGGTTGGTGAATTAGTTACTTCTATTGCATTAACTGCATAATCACCAATTGCGCCAATGCTCACTAGAGGAACACCTCCGGATAAATTAGTACTATCTGTAATAACAATAGGTGACTGTAATGCAAACTGACCAGTTGTTGCATTAAATTCATAGATACCCCAAGTACTTGTAGTACTGTCTAACCAATACGTGCCGTCGGCTGGGGCGCCAGTTGGGCGACCTGTTTGACCTACTAAACTTGCTAAGTCAATGTCGCAACGTAGTACGTAGCAACGATTTGTAACTCCTAGCAATGAGTATGCCGCTAACAAACCGTATTCGTTCAATTCATAACCTTGAATTGGTGTACCGTTTGTCGTTGTATAGAAGAAAGGTGTACCATATAAGTTTACTAAATCACGTTGACTTGTTACTTGATATAATTTGTTTGCGTTAGCCGCTGTAGTAGCTACTGCTACTCCTGTACCGCTAGCGTTTGCTTTATTTTGTGCTGTTGCTAATAGAACTAGCGGAACTGAGCCTGTTGCGGCTGGTAAGTATTGACTTTCGTCGGTGATCGTTACTTCTACGCCTGGAGATGTTAATGCCATTTTATTTTTCCTTTATGTAAAATTATGAGGTTTACTACCTAAATTGCATACTATTATTTAGTAGAAAATTCAAAAAAGACGGTATTACCGTGCCTTCGAAGGTTATAAATACTGTATGCTAAGACCTATATGTAAATCTTGCGGAAAGAATCACTGTGCTGTGAATTATATCCGTGAGGGTGTCACACACTATCGAAGCGGATGTGATGAGTGTGGTCGTAAGAAGAAAAAGTTAAAGCCTAGAAAGGCTAACTGGACTAAGAGTGGTTACAAGAAAAAAGCCACTTGTGACTTATGTGGCTTTAAAAGTTTGTTTACATCACAGTTGACAGTATATCACATTGATGGTAATTTAGAAAATATTGCTCTTACTAATTTACGAACTGTCTGCTTATGCTGTATTGAGGTTGTTAAACGTAAAGAAATAACTTGGCGTCGTGGTGACTTAGAAGTTGACCACTGAGTTGACTTGCTTGTGTAACTCATCTATGGTGCCATTGTTATCAATGTAATAGTCATATAGTAAACCAATACTAGAATACTCGCTAGCGTGTACGCAATAGTTACCTAACTCTACCATAGCTTTTAGTCTTTGTTCGCTACCTTCAGGTTCATTGTTATAATCAACTGCGGCACTATACCATACTGGACGTTCACCTCTGCTTACACGCATTGTAACAGCACCCACGTTCTTTAATGCTTTGACTTCATTGGCAAAACGACAGTCAGTAATCACAATGTTTTCATCTGTTTGACGTAGTTTATTCTCTACACTTGCTACCCAAATATCAGTGTGAAAGTTATTACGGCATACTTCTGTACCCCAATATTGTAAGACCCATCGTGGAGTAATATCCATACCCAAACGATTACTCCACCATTCGTCTTTTTGTTCTCGCCAAGCTCTGCTAGTTTTAGTAGAGCCTTCTAAGTATTCTCTGTTCCAACCAAATACTGCGGCGACTGCATCTTTCAATGAGGCCGCATAACTCATACGTTTAAATCCGTGAAATGTACAAAGATAGTCAGCAATAGTATCTTTGCCGCTACCGATCAATCCTGTAACTCCAATAATCATAAAAAAACTCCCGTAGTATATAGTATACTACAGGAATGTTGTAAAGTAAAGAGTTTAGGTTAAGTGCCTTCCGCCACATCTTGCTCCCATACATTTGTCTCTTCACCTTTGAGTTTATCCCAGAATCTCTTGCCGTCATCAGTCTGATCGCTACTACGTTGTACCGTGTAGCCAAGTCCTTTTGCCCAGTCATACATAATTTCAGCAATTCCTTGTCCTCGATACTCAGGTTGAACCATTAATCTGTCGGCAACTAGAGTTTTGCCATTGATATTGAACATTACAATACCTAATTGTTTACCCTGTGAAGATGCATCGATTATAATTCTGCCGCCCTCTTTAGATGCTGTTAAATCTATTCCGCCAATATTGGCTGTTAGTTTTTTCTTAAATCTGTCGAAAAGACCTTCCGCCACAGCTTGCTCTTGTCCCATATAATATGGACTGTTTAATAATTCTTTGAACCAAGGCACATCTTGATATTCTTGAATTTCACTAGTACGTTTTGGATTAAAATAGAATCCCTTTAATGTTCCTTTGATTGGCATTGATCCTTTAGGGGCAACAATTACTTCTTCATATTCGTCACCTACAGTTTGTGTACCTTGACTTGTGCCAAACATCTTGTAGTGGTTGGCCACAGCATTGCGATCAAACACCAATATCACTGCATTGCCTTCTTTGGTTAAATTTAAGAAATCCACAAACTCATTTGACTCGGCATATTGTTTTGATCTAGTGGTGCTGATTGTGGGATACTGTGTTCTTGCTTTGGTAGATGGCTGCGGGCGGTCAGTTGCTTTGATTGCTCCGGTACGCAGTATACGCATTATGCCTGCAGGCATTGTAGCGTGATAAAGATAGTTATCACCCACTGCCTCATCTAATCCTTCCGCCACACCTTGCTCTACACTTTCGCTTGTATAAGTTGCCCCATAACCTACCCAAGCAGGTGCGGTGTAACCTTGGGGGAATTCCTTCAAATGTTGAATAGTTCTGTGCCAACCTTCAATCAAATCATAACCGTTTGATAATTTAGCAACGATAATGGGTTCTTCACTCACGCCCTTTTGTTGAATTATTTTTAATTGCTGTGCGTGTCTTTCAGCGTCACGCGGCACTTGAAAAGGATTAGAACTACCACCTTCACGACTTAAAATCATTCTTTGCGTTTTAGGAGTAAAGATATCCATGGTTATTGGTAGTTTTTCTAAACGCCATTGCACTTTACCAAAATCATTTCTGTTTCTTTTTAGAAAATCATCTAACTCGGCTTGATTACGAATGCCCTTTGCTTGTTGATATAAAAAATCTCGTTGCACATATTCAGGCCATTGTGTTCTTGGAAATTTAGACTGAACCCAGGTCCAAAGTTGGTCACGGATCTCATTTAATTTGCCTTCCGTCACACCTTCAACAATGAACTCTGTTGCTCTCATTTAGCCTTGTACCCAAGTCAATGGCTGACTGTAATCTACATAGCGTTTTAGTTCATCATACAGTTGTTCCATTGCGGCTTTGCCTTCAGCTTTCATAGCTGTTCCATTTAGTGTTGTGCCACCACCTGGACCTGCAATTGTTCCAAACTTCTCACGTGCTTCACCAATGATTAGTTTAAGATTAGCT